GATTATGTAACTCTCCCGAAGATGGCAACCACCGATTCAGCATGTTTTGATTTTCATGCTAACTTTCGAGGTGTTGCGATGGTGAGTTGTCGAAGTGAACAGAATGAACCATATGAAGTAGATCCTATGCTGTCGTCTACTGACACCAACAATAGCTTCATTCTCAGACCAAACCACAGAGCATTAATTCCGACAGGATTGATTGCCGATATTCCAAGTGGGTACTCAATTAGAATTCATCCTCGTTCTGGTCTTGCCTTCAAGAGTGGTGTTGCGTTGAGTAATCAAGAAGGTATCGTGGACGCAGACTACAAAGAACAAATTTTTATTTCTATGATTAATTTTTCTGTGATCCCGAAAAAGATTATACATAATGATAGGATTGCTCAAGGTGAGCTTGTTTCTTTATCTAATTATTGGATTCGTGAAATTGATGAAGCTCCTTCCAGAACCACCAATAGAGTGGGTGGTTTTGGTTCAACTGGAGAATAGATTCTGGGGGTATTGATGTGAAGTTAGAAGTTTCGATGGAGGACATGAGAAAGAAGAAAATCTTTATCGGTACTCCAATGTATGGTGGGCAATGTCATGGGATGTATTCAAAGTCCTGTAATGATCTTGCCGCAATGGGCGCACAAATGGGTGTCGAGATTAAGTTCTTTTACCTGTTTAATGAGAGTTTGATTACTCGCGCTAGGAATTATATTTGTGACGAATTTATGCGATCTGGATTTACTCACTTGGTTTTCTTGGATAGTGATATTGGTTTTAACCCGCACGATGTTCTGGCGTTAGTTGCTTTATCCAACGAAGATTCTGATAAAGATATTGTGTGTGGTCCATATCCGAAGAAGTGTATTGCATGGGAACGAATTGCTTCTGCTGTTACACATGGGGTTCCTGCAACTGATCTAGAACAATATGTTGGTGATTATGTTTTCAATCCTGTTGGCGGCGCACAAGAAATGGCTATCAATGAGCCTGTTGAAGTTCTAGAAGGCGGCACTGGATTTATGTGTATCCAGAGACATGTTCTAGAAAAGTATGCCGAGGAATATAAAGATATTGCTCTTTATCTCCCAGACCATAATCGTTCAACAAATTTTGATGGAAGCAGAGAGATTACGGCATTCTTTGATACGGTCATTGATCCCGACTCTCGTCGATATCTATCTGAAGATTATATGTTCTGTCAGTGGTCGCGAAAAATTGGGTTCAAGGTTTGGATGTGTCCGTGGATGCAGTTGCAGCATGTAGGTTCATATGTGTTCTCTGGAAATCTTTCGGCGATTGCACAACTCCCTAATGCAACTCATGGTGGAGTTTCAGATGTTCCTGCACCAAAGACAGCGGAAGCAAGAACTCAATATGATCCACTTAATATTCAACCACCCGCTGCTATTGCTCCGCCACTTCCTTTTCCAAAACTTGATGAAGGTCAGTTAGCTTCTCGCGCAGAGCGAAGGAGAAATGAAGCTGAAGAGCGCCGTAAGAAAAGAAAGGCAAAGAAAAAGAGTAAGTCATAATGTGGAAATATAGTGAACTGGATAATCTGGATGAAGTGAAGGATTATATCGCGAAGACATATTCTTCACACTATGTTGGAAAAGACGATGATGGAATTCAGATTCAGGATTTGTTGGATTCAATTGGTGTGGCAGAAAAGTTTTGCCAAGGAAATGCGATGAAATACATTGCACGATATGGTAGAAAAAATGGAAAGAACAAAATGGATTTGCTCAAGGCAATCCATTACACGCTTTTGATGATGTATTTTAGTGAAAAAAATAATGGAGAATTTGATAATGAAGATTAGTGAAGACACGCTTTCAATACTTAGCAATTTTGCTTCTATCCAAAATTCGATTGTTGTGGATAGCGGTTCTGGCTTGAAGACTATTTCTGAGGATCGAACCATCATGGCACATGCGGTGGTGGACGAAACCTTTCCAAAGAAGTTTGGTCTTTATGATTTGAATGAGTTTTTGAGCGCAACGTCTCTTCTTGAAGATAGTCCAGTTTTTGAGTTTGAAGATCAGTTTATTTTCGTCGAGTCTTCAGATTCAAATCGAAAGATTCGTCTTGAATATTCTGATCCAGTCCTTTTGCAAAGTTGCGTTCCCGGTGGAACAATCTCTCTTCCTGATGACCCAGACTTTAAGTTTATCTTGACGAATGATAACGTCAAGACGATTAAGAAGTCTGCTGGTGTTCTCAATCTTCCTCATGTATGTTTCAACATGAAAGGTGACAGTATTGTTGCTTCGGTTGCAGACAAGTCTAAGAAGTCTCTCAATGGATTTGATATAAAGATCGCTGATGTTGAGATTGCTGGAGATTCTGATTTTTACACGACGCTGAATGTCGATACTGTAAAACTTTTTCCGGGTGATTATGTGGTGAGTCTTTATCGTACTGGAGTGTGTCACTTCTTTAATAAGAATCTTGATTTGGAATATTTCATCGCACCACAAACAAACTATTCTGTGGTGTCTGAATAAGGGAATTTATTATGAACGTTCGTGATGATTTTGTTTGGTGTCAGAAGTATCGACCCCAAACAATTGACGATTGCATCCTCCCCAAATCATTGAAAGAAACATTCAAGGATTTTATTGCAAATGGGGATATCCCAAATCTGCTGTTTTCGGGTTCTGCTGGAACGGGAAAGACTACTGTAGCAAGAGCGTTGTGCCAAGAACTTGGTGTTGATTATATCATCATCAATGGGAGTGAAAGTGGAAACATTGACACTCTTCGCAATGACATTCGCAACTTCGCTTCTGGTGTTTCTTTTACCAACAGCGGAAAGCGAAAGATTGTCATTCTCGACGAGGCTGATTATCTAAACCCGTCTTCAACTCAACCTGCTCTCCGTGGGTTTATTGAAGAGTTTTCTCAGAACTGTGGATTTATCCTTACTTGCAATTTCAAGAATCGAATCATTGAACCGATTCATAGTCGGTGTAGTGTAATTGATTTTCGATTTAGTAAGCAAGATAGTCCAAAACTGGCACTTCAATTCCTGAAGAGGACTATTGAGATTCTGGAAAAGGAAAATGTTAAGTATAGTGAGAAGGTTCTTGTTGAACTTATCATGAAGCATTTTCCTGACTTCAGAAGAATTCTTAACGAGCTTCAGCGGTATTCTGTTTCCGGTGAGATTGATGCTGGCATTCTTACCAATATTAGTGATAAGTCTATCAAGGATTTGATGGGATTTCTAAAGGAAAAGAATTGGAAGGATATGAGAAAGTGGGTTGTCCATAATTTGGATTCTGATCCATCTCGTATTTTCCGTCTTATCTATGATGGATTGTTTGGTTCTGTGAAACCTCAAAGTGTTCCGAAGGCGGTTTTGACCTTGGCTGATTATCAGTACAAGGCTGCTTTTGTGGCTGATGCAGAAATAAATTTGGTTGCTTGTTTAACTGAACTGATGGTAGAATTGGAGTATAAGTAATGGACATTTCAGAAAATCTTTCCACTGTTAGTAGAGATAGTGGATTCTATATCGTTGACTTTGAAAGTGTGGAGTTTGATTTGGAGCCGAGTGCAAAGGTATTCGGACCCTTTCTAACACTAGAAGCCTCGGCTCGATTTGCTAAGTATCTTGCATCAGGATATTCATCCGAGAGCGGAATGCTTTTTACCCAAGAAGAGGATGATGATTAATGGCTAAACTTGGGGATTTTCTAACTGCTATTAATCTTAGCAAGAAAAATTTGATGGAAGAAGATCCATTAACAGAAAAAGAGTATCCTCCCTTCGTGATCAATCGCTCGCTATCATATTTTCAGGATACTGTGCTTTATGCAAATGAGATGAACCTTCGGGGAAATCTCGACAATCGGCTTCAGAATGACTATTTACTAAATAGTGTCAGGAAAAAGAAACGATTTTCGAGATGGTTGAAGCCAGAACAGGATATTGATGTTGATGCGATCAAGGAGTATTATTCTTGTAGTGAAATGAAGGCACGCGAGATGTTTAGCGTATTGACGGGCGATCAGTTATCTCTTATTCATAAACGTTTGAAAAGAGGTGGTTTACAAAATGGAAAGCGAACCAAGAAAAGATGATGATCGAAAATATACAGAACCCAACCTGAGTTCACTCGTCGAGATTGAATTGAATGATGACGATGATTTTTTGAAGATTCGAGAAACGCTTACTAGAATTGGTATCGCTTCAAAGAAAGATCAAACCCTATATCAATCATGTCACATTTTACACAAACGCGGCAAGTATTACATCGTTCACTTCAAGGAGCTTTTTGCTCTGGACGGTAAGCCTTCTAATTTTGATGAAAATGATGTTGCCAGAAGAAATACAATTGCAAATCTTCTAGCAGAATGGGAACTTTTAAGTTTGGTTGATGTTGAAAAAAGTTCTGAACCAAAAGTGCCAATGAATCAGATTAAAATTATCGCCCACAAAAGTAAAAGCGATTGGAATTTAATCACAAAGTATAACATAGGAAATAGTTCAAAATAGGAGTGTGTTTTGGAACTTGTTGAAGCCAGTCTAAATCGAATCTATCAAAAAACAAAGAACCATGCTGTTGGTGCGGTCACTGCCTTTCGGGGTGACAAAACCAAGGCAGAGAATAAGGCAAATAACAAAAAGGTTCTTGCGTATCTTTTGAATGCGGGTTACTCTGTCATCAAGGTGAAGGGTAGTTATTGGGAAAACTTTCAGAAGCCAACCCAGCGAGAGGTTGGAGAAGAATCTTTCTTTGTTGCCAATCATAAGATTGAAGGAGATGACGGTGGCCAGCTTGAACGAGATTTAATCAAGCTCGGTCGTCTATATGATCAAGACAGTATTTTGAGTGTTCCTTTTGAACAAAAGGGTTATCTGTATGGAACATCAAAACGAGAAGACGGCTTTCCTGATTACAATCAAAAGGTAGTTGTTGGTAAACCAGTATTTGGTGATGCCAAGGGTGAATTTTTCTCTCGCGTAAAGGGGAGAAAATTTGCTTTTGAATCATACGAAGAGGCTTCAATGCCCATGACATATAACGGAAAGTGGGCTGTTTCACTTTACGCGAAAGAAATCCGCGAAGAGTTGAAAAAACTTGAAGATTAGGGTTGACAGATAAGTATTCCGTGCTTATCTTTAAGGTCAAACAAATGCCGAATTGGGTTTGTTTGAATTAAATATAACTTGCTTAATTAAGGAGAAATAGTATGACACGATTAGTACCATCTAATATTTTTAACGAACTTAGACACGATCCTTTCCTTGTTGGATTTGATCAGTTTTTTGATAGACTGGTTTCAACGGGTGCTGGAACTACACAGGCAGCATCGTATCCTCCGTATAATATCGTAAAGGTTTCAGAGGATGAATTTCGCATCGAGATTGCGATTGCAGGATTTAGTGAAGATGATGTGGAAGTAACCGTTCAAGACGATAAACTAACAGTAGAATCTGTTAAAGATCATTCTGCTGGGGTTGGTGACGAAGTTCTGATTCATCAGGGAATTGCAGAACGTAACTTTAAAAGAGTTTGGACATTGAGTCCCACCATTGGTGTTACGGGTGCAAAGTTTGTAAATGGTCTTCTCACGGTTAGTCTTAAAAACGAGACTCCTGAGAAGTTGAAACCCCGAAAGATACCGTTCAGCTAATCTTTCGGTTAGACCGGGGGGAGCTTTTGCTCCCCCCTTTTTTATGTTAGGAGATGTTTTATGTTTATTTTTAGTAAGCCCCATAGAGATATTGATCGTGTTTTTATTCATTGTTCTGCATCAGGATTAGCGGCGCATGACGATGTTGAAGTGATTCGTAGCTGGCACCTCAAGAATGGTTGGAGTGATATTGGTTATACCTATTACATCACTTTTGATGGAACTGTTCACCGAGGAAGGGATGTTGAAATTACTCCAGCAGCACAGAGAGGTCACAATACAGGAACGATTGCAATTTGTCTTTCGGGTCTTGCGGTAGGCGACTTTACTCAAGAACAGTTTGAGTCGTTGAGAAATTTGTGTGAACAAATTGATGACCGGATTCCTGATGTAACCTTTCATGGTCATTGCGAAGTTTCTGATAAGGAATGTCCTGTCTTTGATTACAAGGAAATTCTAAATCTAACTGATTTGGGGGTGATTCAGCGGACATCTTCTTTGTATGATTATGCTGATGAAGTTGCTAAACTCAATGCTGGAATTGTTGAATCCAAAAAAGAATTTATTAAATTGTTTGAGGAATTGATGGGTATCGAAGAAGGTGTGAATGATTTAATTGTTCGCACTCGTGAATTGGGAGATGAAATCGAAAAATTATAGGATTATATTATGGCATTTTATACAAACGTAAGAGCTGTTGGAAACCAGATTTTCCTTCGTGGCGTGGATGATCTAGGAGAACGATTCTCTAAGAAGGTTCGATACAGTCCAACACTATTTACTTCTTCAAAGAAAATTACGAAGTACACTACCATTGATGGTAAGTATGTTTCTCCAATTTCTTTTGGTGGATTAAAAGAAGCCAGATCCCGCATTGAGGGTTATAAAGACGTTGAAGGTTTCAATCTTTACGGCTTCGACAAGTTTGATACTACATTTATTGGTGATGAGTATCCCGAAGAAATCGAATATGATTTTGGAAAGATCATGGTTGCGAATATTGATATTGAGGTTGCCTCTGATGAAGGTTTTCCTCATGCAGAGTTTGCTGCCTCTCCAGTAATTTCAATTGCGGTGAAGTTCAATGAAGCATTTTATGTATTTGGTTTTGGGGAGCCTGATGGTTGTAAAATACAGGAAACCCTTGCAGAAAGAGATATCATCTATGTTTCTTGTGATAATGAGATTGATCTTCTTGATCGTTTTCTTTATACTTGGAATGAGTTTTCTCCTGATATCGTTACTGGATGGAATGTAAATGGATTTGATATTCCTTATCTCTACAATAGAATCAATAAGGTAATTGACGAGAAGACTGCAAAGACTCTTTCACCGTGGAAATTTGTTTCTTTTAGAAAGTTTCATTCTGGCTTTGGTCGAGAAGAGACTCGTCTTACCTTGAGTGGTATTTGTGTTCTTGATTATCTAGAGCTTTACAAAAAGTTTACATATGTTAATCGAGAGAGTTATCGTCTAGATTATATTGCGAACGTTGAGTTGGGCGAGAGCAAACTTTCTTATTCAGAATTTGGCAGCTTGCATACATTATACAAGCGGGATTATCATAAGTTCATTGAATATAATGTGAAGGATGTTGAGCTTGTTGGTCGGCTTGAAGATAAGATGAAGTTGATTGAGATGGCTGCTGCTCTTGCGTATTCTGCAAAGGTTAATTTGGATGATGTTTTCTCACAGGTGAGAATGTGGGAAAGTCTTTGTTATCACCATCTTCGCAAAACTAATCGAGTCTATCCCCCAAGAAAGATCACTTCAAAGAGTGAACAGTTTGAAGGTGCATATGTTAAAGAGCCTCATGTGGGATTTCATAAGTGGGTTGTTTCTTTTGATTTGAATTCATTGTATCCTCATTTGATGATGCAGTATAATTTGAGTCCTGAAAAGTTGGTGACAGAAAGTCAAGCAAACAACGATCTTGTTGAATCTCTGAAGCGTGGACCTTGGGATACCATTGCCAGTTATGATAAACTTATTGAAAAGGATTTTGACACATCACTGTTAAAGCGGGATGATCTTACGGTCACACCAAACATTATGTTCTTCAAGCGAGACTCTCAAGGATTCCTTCCTGAGATTCTGGAGGATCTTTATAACAAACGAAAGTCTTCAAAGAAGAAGATGCTCGAATGTCAGCAATTAGCAGAAGGTTCAACTGGATATGAAAAACAAAAGTATTTGAATTTGATTTCCAAACATAATAATGATCAGCTTGCTAGAAAAGTTCAATTGAATAGTGCGTATGGTGCATTGGGAAATCAATACTTCAGATTCTATGATCTTCGTATTGCGGAGGCTGTTACCAAAGCTGGTCAGCTTTCTATTCGTTGGATCGAACAGAGAATGAATGAATATTTGAATAATGTTTTGTCCACTGAAAATGTTGATTATGTAATCGCAAGCGACACAGATAGTATCTATGTTGTTCTCGACAAACTAGTTCAAAATGTATTTGCTGATGATTCAGATAAACAAAAGATAGTTAGGTTTTTAGACGAAGTATGCAGCAAAAAGATTGAACCTTACATCGACAAGTGCTATACTGACCTTGCTGAATATATGAATGCGTATGACCAAAAGATGGTTATGAAAAGAGAAGCAATTGCTTCGACTGGATTGTGGACTGCCAAAAAGAGATACGTTTTAAACGTGTATGATAATGAAGGAGTTTCTTACAACGAACCTAAGTTAAAGGTGATGGGACTAGAAGCGGTTAAGTCATCGACCCCAGAAGTATGTCGCGACAAGATTAAAGGCACTTTGTCTATTATGATGAACGGGTCTGAAAAACAAATTCAAAAATATATTGCAGAATTTAAAGAAGAGTTTTTCGGTCTTTCCGCAGAGGATGTTGCTTTTCCTCGTGGTGTGAATGGAATTAAAAAGTATGAGGAAAACAACAAATACATAAAAGGCACACCCATTCATGTGAAAGGTTCTATTATTTACAATCGGTTAGTCAAGGAAAATAATTTAAATTTGATGTATCAAGAAATTCGTGATGGAGACAAAATTAAGTTTTTATATCTCAACAAACCAAATCCTTGTGGCGAAAGTGTTATTTCTATTTCAAATAATTTGCCAGAGGAATTTGGGTTGAATACATATATTAACTATGATATGCAGTTTGTTAAATCATTTCTTGATCCCGTAAAAGTGTTGTTGGACTGTATGGGTTGGAAATCCGAAAAGACCAGCACGCTAGAGAGGTTTTTTGTATGACAAATAATGAAAATATTAATGATGAAATTGAGTCTGAATCGTTTGATAATGCTTTAGAAGCTCAAAACTCTGCGAACGAAGTTCTTGGTGCTTTGTTTGGTTCTGAAGGTGACGGTTTAGAAAAGGCTGGCATCTTTATGCTAATGGATGATATTAAGAATGATTCCGTTCGACCAGTAATTGATTGGATTTTTAGGAACAATCTTTCACCAAACCAACCAGAACATTTAACTTTAATTTTGAATTCTGGTGGGGGTAGCGTGACAGATGCATTCGCGCTTATTGATACTATGCGAGGTTCTGGTATTCCTATTCATACAATTGGTTTAGGTGAAGTATCTAGTGCAGCTTTGATGATCTTTATGTCTGGAGAGAAGGGTTATCGAACTCTTACTCCAAACACTTCAATCTTGTCTCATCAGTATTCTTGGGGTAAGTGGGGCAAAGAACATGAACTTGTTACTGCGGTAAGAGCGTTTGATCTAACTGCAAAGATGATTCTTGATCATTATAAGAAGTGTACAGGAATGAGTGAAAAGAATATCCGTAAGGTGTTGCTTCCTGCTCATGATGTTTGGTTGAGCGCATTGGAAGCAAAGAAGTATGGAATCTGCGATGCAATTAAGGACTTGAAGTAGATGTATACAATTATTACGAAAGATAATTGTAAGTGGTGTGTTCTGGCAAAGAAGGAATTTAAAAAGAGGAATCTCTCATACCATGAGAGGAATATTCCAGAGGATCTTTCTAAAGAAGAATTTCAACATATAACTGAACAACACGATACAAAGTTAACAGTCCCTAAAATCTTTAAAGGGACAGAGTTGATTGGTGGTTATGAGGATCTTCTTGAATATTTTGAAAATGATCAAGGTGGATATGGAGAAGGTAAATTATGAGTGGAACATTTGATTTTCTTGGTGATTTGAGTAAGGTGAATTCGTTTGTTGATCAGTATGCAGATGTAACGTCATATACTGATACAGGTTCTTATATTTTGAATGGTCTTATTTCGGGTTCGATTTATAAAGGTCTTCCGGGGAATAAGATTACTGCCCTTGCTGGTGAGTCTGCAACAGGTAAGACTTTCTTTCTGATGGGAATGATTCGCCAATTTCTTAATGATCACAAAGACGGTGGAGTTATTTTCTTTGAGAGTGAGTCTGCCATTACACACGATATGTTTGATGAGCGTGGTATTGATAGCGAACGTGTAACAATGCTTCCGGTGTCCACTGTTGAAGAGTTTCGTACACAGGCAATGACTATTCTGAAGAGAGTTCAGGAGACACCCGAAAGTAGTCGTCACCCTCTTCTGTTTTGTTTGGATAGTCTGGGTCAGTTGTCAACAAGCAAGGAAGTTGCCGATGTGGAATCTGGTTCTGAGAAGAGGGACATGACTCGCGCTCCTATGATTAAGGGTGCGTTTCGTGTGTTGACGATTCAGTTAGGTAAGCTAGGAATCCCAATGGTTGTCACCAATCACACATACGACAGCATCGGGAGTCTGTATCCAACAAAGGAACTTGCTGGTGGTAGTGGCTTGAAGTATTCTGCTGATAATATTATATTTCTTTCAAAGCGAAAGGAAAAGGTTGGGACAGATGTTGTTGGTAATGTTATTCATTGCAGAAACTATAAGTCTCGTTTGACGGTGGAAAACAAGATGGTTGATGTTCTTCTTCGTTACGATACAGGACTTGATCGGTATTACGGTTTGATTGAACTTGCTGTGGCTCATGAAATTTTCAAGAAGGTTTCTAATAAGATCGAGTTGCCGGATGGAAACAAACACTATGCAAGTCACATTATAAAAAACGCAGAGAAGATTTTTACAAAAGATATTTTAGATAAGATTGACGAGGCATGTGGGGTTGAGTTTAAATACGGAACCACGCAGGCTGTAATGTCTGAAGGTGTGGAGGAGAGTGGTGATGTGGGAGAAGTCTAATGTCGATTCTAAATGAGGCAAATGAAGTAGACATCAAAAGTTATTATAATGTCATTCCTAATTCTGACGGAAATGTTAAAATTATAGATGGACCTTTTGAGGGGTTGATTTATAAGTATGGTGAATTTAAGTTGGTGGCTCCGAAATCGGAGGACGAACAACCAGCAATGAAGTATGACTTTGACATTATTCACATGCCACCTGATTTAAAAAACATGAGTTTCCCTGATGAAATGAAGAATACATTTGATCAGCTTTTGGTTTCTATTCTGGTAGACATGGTTCAAGACAACATCGCCGAGGAAGTGAGGATTGATTATGACAACACGAACGGAGAAGGTGATATTGACGAGTCTTTTGAAAGACGAGTCTTTTATAAAATCGACAGTTCCGTTCCTTAAAGAAGAATACTTTCATGACAATGTTGAGCGTATTGTTTTTAATTCGATCATCGAATATATAAATAAATACAACACCAATCCATCAAAGGATGCTTTGTCGATTGAGATTTCTGAAAAGTCTAATGTCGGGAAAGAATATGATTCTGTTATATCTCTTTTAGATGAGCTTGATCAGAACAACTCAGATCATGACGAAAAGTGGTTGATGGATGCAACAGAAAAGTTTTGTCAAGACAAGGCAATTTACAATTCAATCATGGAGTCTATTCAGATTCTTGATGGAAATACGAAAAAGGATAAGGGTGCTATTCCAACTCTTTTGACAGAGGCTCTTTCTGTTTCGTTTGATTCTCATATTGGACATGATTATATTGAGGATTCTGATGAACGATTTGCATATTATAGGAGAAAGGAAGAACATATTCCTTTTGACATTTCTCTTCTGAATGAGATTACAGAAGGGGGGTTGACTAAAAAAACGTTAAATGTTTTGATGGCATCTCCGGGTGCTGGTAAAACTTTGGCAATGTGTCATATGGCTGCAAGTGCAATGTCTAGTGGATACAATGTTTTGTATATTACTCTTGAAATGGCAGAGGAAAAAATCTCTGAAAGAATAGATGCGAATCTGATGAATGTTTCGATGTCAGACTTAAAGAGTCTTGCCAAACAAATGTATGACAAGAAGATTGGTGATTTGCGACAAAAGACTACGGGTAAACTTATTGTAAAAGAATATCCAACAGTTCAAGCTGGAGCAGGACACTTCAGACATTTGGTGAAAGAGCTTACTATGAAAAAGAAGTTTGTTCCTGATCTTGTTTTTATTGACTATATCAATCTTTGTCAGTCGATGGTTTACAGGGGAGCAAACGTAAATAGTTATGAGAAAATTAAAAGTATCGCAGAAGAACTTCGTGGATTGGCTGTTGAACTCGCTGTTCCCATTGTTACTGCGACTCAGATTAATCGTTCTGGATCATCTAGTAGTGATGTTTCAATGGAAGACGTGGCAGAGAGTTTCGGTCTTCCTGCGACGGCTGATCTTTTTCTGGCGTTGATTCGTACAGATGAATTGGATGAGATGAACCAGATTATGATTAAGCAATTAAAAAATCGTTATTCTGATATGACTGCCAAACGAAGGTTTGTGATTGGTGTTGATCGTAATAAAATGCGATTGTTTGATTGTGAAGATGATGCTCAGGGTGAGATTATGCAGGATAGTGGATTATCCTCAACGGTCAGTTCTGGCATTAGTAAAAGTTCATTTTCAGATTTGATTGTGGACTAAATATATCGCATAATGTTCATGAGAACATAAACAAAGGAGAACCAAATGGAATTTTTAACAGGAAATGTAAGTGCAATCGTTGAGATTGTAACTCAGGTGGTTGGTGTTGCTGCTCTTGTTGCAACACTTACCCCAAATGAGTCTGACGACAAAATCGTTGGATTCATTCTCAAGATTGTTAATGTTCTGGGCGCTAACGTTGGTAAAGCATCCAACGATCCCACTGCCTAGATAAACAACACATCTAAATTTAAGACCCAGAGTCTAGATTATATTATTTGGATTCTGGGTCTTTATTTGGTGTTGTCTTTGATCATTGAGCTTATATGGATTATAAATATCATTGATAAATATTTTTACGGAGCATATCAATGAAATCGTTTAAGGGCTATTTTAAACATTTAAAAGAACAAAAATTATTTGAAGGTAAACTCAATGAGGGTGATGTGATGGAAGGTATCTTTGCCATTGCTCTTGCAACTTACCTAAGAGATGGCGAGTATAATGAACGAGAAATTAGAAAATACAGATCCAAGATTGAGCCAGATTTATTTAGGGACAATGCCGTTAGTTTTGAGTTTGATCCTGTCTACGATGAACTTCCGGGGAAACCAAGAGATGTCTTTAATGTTAAACTAGATATTAGACTGAAGGCAGAAGCTACTCGCGGCGCTTTTGGACAAGACGCCCAAGCACTTTTTGATAAGTCTTCAGATATTGGAAATCTGGATAAGAAAACCAAAGCACTAATTAAATATATTAAAAATACCTCTGCACAGAAGAAGATTGATAAGTTTGTAGATGATCTTCTGAAAAACAATACAAAAGATGAGGTTGATCTTTTTGTGTTGGCTGATGGTATTGCTGGAGAGAGTTCTGGTGGTGTTATTAAAGGTGATGTTGCATTAAAGATTACAGCTAAGATTGGAAAAAAGACTAAAAAGATAAATCTTGGTGAAATTAATTTCTCTCTAAAATCTGGATCAACAACACTAGCTAATCTTGCGCCATATAATAGTATGGACACATTCGCTAGTTACTTTGGGGTTCCTTTTTCAAAGAATGATGTGCCTGAAGATTCAAAGAATATAATTACTTCCACTGCCAAAAGTCGAGAGCATAAGCAAGCAAAGGTAGATGCTTTAGTTCAAGTCTTTAATACTTTGAAAAATAAAATGGCTGCTACAAGTCAGAGTAAATTACGAACTCGTGCTTTCAATCTTTTAAAAATTGCAGCTTTTGGATCTGATTCTGCCGATGTAATTGAACTTAAATCCAGTAAGATTAAAGAAATTACTACAGCAAATATCAAAAAACTTGAGGACAACAAGGATATCCAGTTTGAGTTGAATTATACAGACAGCACTATTGAAGTTAGGGACGTTAATACGAAAGAACGCTTCTGGCACATTAGGACTAAATTTCTTGCGGGAGACAAGGTTCGTAAAGGTAAAACGAAATTTGAGATTGAACTCAAAATGATGTTTGAAGTTGGTAAAATGGTTTATGATCCACACGAGAGAGGATTCGATTTGAAGACTTTTACATAATACGTAACAGAAGATTCGACCAGAAATCTTCACCTTGAACACCTTGAAGATCTTGTTGTTCTTTATGGTATTGATGGTATGCGCTCTTGTATCAACTTCCTTCGCTCCATTTGCGACCTGCTTTCTGGCAATTCGATGAAGACGGTTGCTCTGCATGTGAAATGGGATGGAGCCCCCGCTGTTTTTGCTGGAACCGATCCCGAGGAGGGGAAGTTTTTTGTTGGAACCAACGGGGTGTTTGCCAGGACTGCTAAGTTGGTCAAGTCACATGCGAATCTACAGAGTTGTGGTTATTGTCGTGGTCTTGCTGCTAACTTACAGCGTAACCTTAGACCCTTGCCACAGTTGGGAGTAATTGTG